ATCTTTGTCGGTGTAATCCCGCTGGCTAACAGTCCCGCTAACGGTTACGGCTTGGCCCTTGGTCAAATACTGCGCGAGTGATTCGGCGCGTTTGCCAAAAATGGAGCAGTTCCAGAATATTGCCCCCTTGTCCTTCCCAATGTTGTCAGCAATTGAAAAGCCAGCTACGGCATCCCCATTAGGAAGAAACCTAACCTCGGCATCCCGAGCGATATTTCCAGCAATAGTTATGTTGTTCATGTGTTTTGCTCCATATTGTTAACATTTGCGAACTCACCAAAATATTGAGTTGCTGCTTGGTTGTATGCAGCCGCTGCTGTTTCTTTTTCAGCGTATAGGCCTAGGTATATTTCCTTCTGTGCTACTTTGATACGTGCTCGCCACTTATTTAGCTTTGCCAAAAAAGTTACACCCTTAAAACCAGACGCACTTCTTTTTTGAGTGGTTTGGTTTGCACAGTTTTGCGATCTTGTAACGGGCCGTAGGTTTTCAATCCTGTTATCACTTCTAATCCTGTTTATGTGGTCTATTTCCTGCGGGATATGCCCGAAATGAATCAGATAAACAAGTTGATGTGCCTTGTATGTTCTTCCAAGCAACTCAATAGAAACATGCCCACTGGTGCAGATTGACCCTGCCTTGCTTCCTATAACTGCCCTTGGACCAGATTGCTTCTTCCAAAAAAGTACGCCATCTTCATAATAAAGGTGCTCTAGTGCAGCAGTTTGCAAATTCATGCTGCTTCCTTGTTTGTCAATTGTTCTGTCCGGTAGTCGTAGGCGTGTTTCAAACTGCCCCGGTCTGCCTCGTCTGCCATTTTCCAAGCGGCTGCAAAGTGGCTCTTGAGCGTGGCAAGGTCTCTGGCAGTTTTGATAGCGGCCAAGTAGTAGCTCACTGCAACTGGTGGGGTTTCGTCTGCGTGTAGGTCGCCCTTGTGCCAAAGATCAAGCGCAGCACCGAAGCGCATAGCTGCATTGCGCAAGGCATCACCGATGCGCTCCTTCATGGCATTACAGCCTTTCTTTTCCCCCGCATCGCCGTAGCCCAAACGGGTCACGCCGCACACGGTTAGCTTTATCCATAGCCCCCCGATTTCATCCAAGGCAGGCAGGCCCTGCGCATCTAATGCCAGCGGCTCCCATGTCCAGGCGGGGTCTGTATCAAGTAGCCTATCGGTTAAGGCTGCGTGGCCCACATAGGCCAGCTTTACGCCAGCTTTGGGTAGGTGGCTGATTTGGTTTTCTGGGAATGGCTCCCGTAGCTTTGCTAAATTGCTCATTGCTTTTCCTAGTGTGTTTCCAGCGTTAAAGGCCGCTGGTTTGCCTTTTGAGATACGTCGATTGCGTTGTATGGATTGGGTGGATATGGCACCTCAAACGCTGCGCACAGGTATTCCATGTGCTCGTAAGCCGTGCCGGACTCTTGGCCCATTGCGTACAGCATCAAAATAATTTCGTGTTTGCTCATAGCTGCCCCCATTTCGTATCGTCCAAGCGCTCGCGCTGCTCAATCTTGCGGTGCGCTTGCTTCACCAGTTCATCTGCTTCACGGTTGATCTGCTCAAGCCGTTTTTGCAGTGCTGTAGGCTTTTTGTTTTCGATCAACTTATCAGCCGACCAAACGCACAAAGCAAACAAAGCCATGATTGCAATGACCACCCAAAAAATAAATTCGTATTCACTCATAGCTCTCCCCTTTGCTCAATCTCAGCGCACACAATGCGCAACAGATCGGCTTGAACGTCCCTAGCAGCGGCCCCAGCAGCGTCCCTAGCAGCGGCCCAAGCGGCCCCAGCAGCGGCCCCAGCAGCGACCAACTCACTGTCTGTAGCAAGGCCATCAGCATACCTCTCCGCAACATCTACTGCGGCAAGGCTGCGCGGGTCAGTCATTAGGTGCTGCACAGACCTTGCGCAATCCACGGCAAATAAACACATCTCTCTTTGGTAGCCATCTACGGCGCAAAGGCACCACAGCGCATCGTCAAGGCCGTTGCTATCAAGAATGGTGGTGATTGCTAATGGCTCATCATCGGATTTTGTTTTACCTAAATTGGCGAGTAGCTTTGTCCAGCCGCTAAAGCATGGCGAACATGCTCGGATTCTGTTTAGAGTAGTTTTCATAGCGATACCTTTACTGTGTTTATCCCGCGCTTGCTAAGGCACTGGATCGTTGTTTCATCAATTTCCCTCCAACTTGCATTCGGCCCACAAGCGCGCTGCTTACTTGCGTCTGTGCGCAGTTCGGCTTTAGTCGCTGCAATACCGTCTAGCGTGGCTGTGGTGGGTGTATCGCTTGGGTCTGTCACGCTTAGGTAAGCGCACAGCACTGCGGCTATGGCGTAGATTGTTCTCATGATTCCACCCCCACCTGCTGCAGGGCATGCCATTCAGTCATTCCCTGCGCTTGCTTTATTTCTTGCGCTTCCTTTTGAATGCGCTCGGCCTCGCGCTCTTGTTTGGCATATCCAGCACAAGTTGCCAGCACTGCATCTTTGTAGGCGTGAAATTCATCAATCGCCTGCTGATTTGGGGCGCGGGTCATAAAACACCCCGAATAGTCAGAGCGTCCAGCGCCTTCAATGAAGGGCCAAAGCAGTGCGCCACTGTCAGCACATCGGAGCGATCAAGCCCATAAGCCAAGCGGCTGGCTACACGCGCAATCTTTGCTTGCCGTGCAACTTGCAGCAATCGTCCCGCCTCCATTTCGTCGCCATCCTCTAGCGCTGCATTGATAGCCTCAAAGCAGTCGTATGCATCGTTGGACAGGTCGTCAGCGTCATAGCCACGTTTGGCATTTGCAATGGCCTGATTGCGCTCGTACTCGCTAACCTCTACACCGTAGAACTGGTCTAGCTCGGCATTGGTTGCGGGATTGTCTAAAGTGGCGTAGTTCATGCTGCTACCTCAAACGTATCTACCGCTGGCAATGTCATATTGCCACCGCTGTAAAACGATGCAATCTGAGTGCCTTGGCCTAGCAGCTCAACCAGTGGGCCGGTGTATGGGCGAATTGCTTTTACTTGACCAATAGCGCGCTTGTCTACGGCATTGGAAAGCGTGTCGCCCACTTTGATTTCGTTACCTTGCTTAATCATTTATTCACTCCATTCGCTTGTTTGTTGCGATGATAGGATTGTAAGCACAATTTAAGATAAATTCAAAGAAAATTTAATTTATTTTCTAGGTGTTTACCCTAATGCGTTAAAAAAAGTTTGAAACTTGCTTAAATCCGCATTACAATCCAGCCATGACTAAAACCGAAGCAATTAAACTTTTAGGCGGCACGCACCAAAAGGCCAAGGCAGCACTTGGCTATAAATCTGTGCAAGCTGTGTATCAATGGCCTGAGACGCTATCGGCATCAATAGAACTCCAGGTGATAGGCTTTTTGTATAAGCCGCAATTTGAAAAAAAACAGATTAGGTTTAACGCCGAATTGTGCGGCGGCACGTCCGCCACGAATGTTTAGTTATGCCGGTGACGGCAAGAAAGAGTAACAACATGAGCAAACTTGTTGAGCGCCTTATGAGTGCCGCAAATCTTGTGGCAAACGAAGATGCAGACTTGCTTATAGAAGCTGCGGATGAAATAGGACGACTGCGCGGATGGCTTGAAGGCGACGCAAATTGCCCGTGTTGCGAGGCCAGTGATGTATGCCGGGACGGTTGCACGTTTGCCGAAGACTGCCCAGAGGATAACGACAAGATGCTGGAAATCCGCAAGCTCTTGACGCATAACGTTGGCGCTGTCCGGCAGGCACCACACGCGGCGAAGCCGCAACCTGATGGTGACTGTCCGTGACGAGCAACCTGTTATGCATATGAAAACGAAAGACTATGAACGGAGGTTTTATGCATTGGTTTCCTAGGGAGCAAACCCCATCGGAGGCTTGGCGCTTGGGCGAAACTGGGCTATTGCTAGGACGAAGTGAGCAGGTATTTGAACCCGCCAAGTCATTGTTTCATCCTCTGTGTGCCGGGCTGGCAGGATGTCAATTTGCAGAAATGGCCCGATTTCGACCACCGATTTCGCAATCAAAAACACCTGCGGCGCATTGCGCTGTATGTGCTCGCAAAAAGGGGGCCGCATGATTTATCTAAACGGCAAGCCCCAAGGCGTTATCACAACCGGCCTAGAAGACATACCCGCAGGCCGCAACTGCTTTGACCTAGATCGTATAAAAATCGCGCAAATAGAGCCAACGGAGCAAGAGCTGGCAAAGCAAGCGGCTATCCAGCGCAATCGTGAGACTGCATTGGCTAGGTACTACCGCATTGCAGGCAAGAACTCAGACCCTCGATCTTTTCGCCCACAGACACACAACTTCACCCAAAGCCCTACACCTAGCAAAAAGGTGCATTTTTCAACTGGAAGGAACGCAAGCGTATGACACAGCACCAGAAACTAGCCAAGCTACTGCGCCGCAAAAGTGGCTGCACCAGTGTAGATATTTGCGATGCGCTGCCTAGCGTATCCCCACACCGCCGTTTGTCCGACATGAAGGAAGCAGGCTGGGTGATCTTGAAAAAGCAAGAGGGGAAGCTGAAACGCTATTTTGGTGTGGCTCCAAAGGTGTGTTCTTAAATGGCAACTGACGCACGTTTGGCAACAGGATTGCCTACGCACCCAAAGACCAAGAAGCTGATTAAGCGGCTTGGGCAGGGTGCAGCATGGAATCTGGTTTGCCTCATTCTTTGGGCGGCTGATAACCGCTCTGATGGCGACCTATCTGGCATGTCTATCGAGGACATAGAGCTATCTGCTGACTGGAATGGTCAAGAGGGCCAGCTAGTAGCCGCATTGGTTGATGTGCGGTTTTTGGATGGACAGGATGGAGAGTACATGCTGCATGATTGGGCTGAGCATAACCCTTGGGCTGCTGGCGCTGAATCTCGCAGTGCTAAGGCTCGCTGGAACGCTGCAAAACGTCACCACGGAATTGCTGAGGCTGATCGCTTAGTACCTGAATATGCTTCTATTAGGTTTGCTATTAGCAATGCTGGTAGCAACGATGCAGCACAAACAGAGCAACGAGACAGCAATGCTCCGTCTCCGTCTCCGTCTCCGTCTCCGTCTCCGTCTCCAAAGACAAGGGCTGCAAAGTCGGCTGCGCCTCCTTTTCCTTTGCCGGACTGGATTAATCGAAGCCATTGGGATACATGGCATTCAACTGCCAAACGAAAGAGGGCCACGACTGCACAAAAGCAACTCGCGGTAGATGAACTTTCCGCATGGCGTGATGCGGGCGAGGATTTTGCGGGGGCTTTGAAGAATGCAGCGATTGGCGGCAATCAAGGCTTATTCCTGCCAAACAAGCCATTTGCCAAAACCAGCACAGGCGAAACGCCTTACCAAAAATCAATGCGTGAGCGCATGTCCGAGTTTGCACCCGGCATTGCACGACGCGCACCGGGCCAAGAATTTACCGATTTGGAGAGCATAAATGTCGTTGCCATTAGCCGTAATTGATCGCCTTTTTGACAGACTTTCCGCAACCTATGGGCGAGATTTTTCGTCCAAGTGGGAAGGGTTAGACACCAACAACATCAAAACATCATGGGCGCATGAGCTTGGTGGGTACGAGAAAAACCTAAAGGCCATTGCCTACGCTTTGGAGCATTTGCCAGAGCGTGCGCCCAACGTAATCGAGTTTCGCAATATCTGCAACAAATCACCGGCAAACGATGCGCCCATGCTGGAGCGCCCAAAGGCTGACCCGGTAATCGCAAAGATGATTATTGACAAGCTGGCAGCTAAACCCGCGCAGGCAGTGGGCCGCTTGGATTGGGCGCATGCAATCCTAAAACGCTTGGAGGATGGCGCAAAGATCAGCCCGACAGTGGTGCAGATGGCAAAGCAAGCATTGGGGGCAGCATGATTCAGTTTGCCCTCGCATTCTTTGGCCTAACCGCGCTTTACATGGCGACTGGCAGCAATCCAAAAGCCCGAAAGTTGGCTCCTGTTGTCGGGCTATGTGGACAGCCTTTTTGGTTGATCTTCGCCATAAGCACCGACGCTTGGGGCTTGTGCGCTTTGTCATTGGCTTACACGGCGGTTTACATCCGTGGAGTGTTTATTCAGTGGAGAGCCGCATGACTCACATCCAAGCAATAGCAATTCTTGAGCGCGTCAAAGCTGGCGACAAAACCCCAACGCTGGCAGAGATCACAGAGGCGCTTGTCGTTACTGGCGACCTAGATGCATGAGCTATCAGAACATGACCAAGCACTGCGCACCCGCATCGTTGAACACTGCCGCTGGATTGCAACCTATGACCGAGCCTATGCAATCGCAGCATTTAACCACTATGACCAGCTTATGCCGTGGCTGGAACTGAGGCGCAAAAAATGACCGAAAAAGAACTACTAGAGCTTGCGGCTAAAGCTGCTGGGATTGAAGGCAGGCGATTTGTAGAAAATGAGGCTATACAAGCCAACTTACACACTGGCATGTGGTGTGACTTGCTTGAGGATATTTGGAACCCACTAACAGACGATGGAGATGCGCTGCGGCTGGCTGTGAAGTTAGGAATTGACATAAGCGAATCTCAAATAGTTTACTTTGATAAACACTCAAGAAACCCATACGCAGCAACCCGCCGCGCAATAGTCAGTGCAGCAGCTGAAATCGGGAAGGCGCTGTGATGATTATTCGCCTGCCATTCCCTGCCCCTGAGCTATTCCCAAACCGCAAGAACGGCAAGCATTGGAAAGCTACTATGGCGGCGAAGCACATCCAAATTGCTGAGGCGCGTCGGATTACTAACGAGGCGTTGCGAGAAGACTTTGCCAACACTCTAAAGCCGAAAAGATGGTTAAATGGCAATATCCCGCTATCACTGGTGTATCTAACCCCAGACAAACGCAAACGCGACCTAGACAACATGCTGGCCGCAAGTAAGGCGCTACTAGATGGCATGGCCCAAGCGCTAGGCGTAGACGATAGCCGCTTTAAGCCCATCCTTGTCGATTGGGTGCAAGGGCCAAAGGGCGGGGCGCTTATGGCGGCTGTGGGGATACAGATTATCAGCGGGGTGAACCTATGAACATGAAATTACTAAATTGGCTCAAGAAACGCAAGCTTAGATCACTAAAAGAGCAGCTTGCAATGGTCAACGCAAGAATAGATTGCGAAAGATATGTCGCAAATAAAACGGGAAAGTTATATCCGAATGTCATGGCTTCAAATGCAGAAGAACATGCTTCATTGAGTTTCAGGATTGCAGAGCTTGAGGGGAACCTATGAATATCAATGATTTACGCCACCACTGCGCAGACGATGCCGGGTGCCTTATTTGGCGGCGTAGCTGCTGCAACGGTCACCCAGCCATGCGAGTAGGTAAAAAGACCAAACTTGTGAGTAGGGTGCTATGGGAGGTTGCACACGGGCCTATACCTGCGGGCTGCATAGTGCGGGTTACTTGCGGCAATGTGCTGTGCATCAACCCTGAATGCACAGAGCTGACTACTTACCAGCGCTTAGGTAAGCAATTGGGCGCGCTGGGGATAATGAGTGGCCCGGTGCGCAGCGCAGCAATTGCACGGGCAAAGCGCAAGACGCAAGGCAAATTGACTGACGCGGCGGTGCGTGATATGCGTACCAGCGACGAGCCAGGCAGGGTGTTGGCTGAGCGCTGGGGCGTATCACAGGGCCACGTTAGCAAGGTGCAAAAGCACAAAGCACGGCGCGACTTTTCTTCGCCTTTTGCGGGACTGGGGGCGAGGATATGAACCGACAAGAACTAGACGCGCTTATCAAGCCTGCCGCGCCCGAGCGCATTTACCAATGGCAGCACAACCAAATGAGCATTGCTCGCTATTACGGTGGGTTGCGGTACATGGGCCACGACTACACCATAGCTGAGAATGAAGAAGGCACGCCACTGGTTCGCCATGATGTGTTTGTGCGTGAAGGGAAGGCCAAAAGAGAGGCAGAAAAAGCGGGGCGTGTTGCTGATAAGCAAGGTGCACAAGATGCGCAGGGGGCTTTGCTATGAGTTTACAACCAACATTTAGCGGAGAGATTCAGTTTGCAGGTTGGACAGACTCGCACACTAGCGGGCCTAAGGTCACATTTTGGCTGCAATCTACCGAAGATTTAGAAGTATTCCGCAGCCTGACCGCAAGAAAAGGCAACACAGCGGGGCATAGATTTATGGCTGCGTTGGTAGAGATCGGCGACGATGAACAGCCAGTAGTCAACCAATCGGTGACAACTGAAAAGCCAAAGGGCGGCGCATTGTCAAAGCTGGCCGGAATGTGGTGCTATGAACCAGAGTTTTATTACTTTATTCGCCCGGTTTACGATCGGTTTATGGGTGGCGATGGAAATGGATATGGTGACGTAACTCCAGATAATGACTTTGGCGGGGTGTTGTCAAAATATAACGCCCATTGCATAAAAGTAATATGTGAAATTTACAGCCGCGCAGAGCTAGACCACGACCCCGAAGCTGCCGAGAAGTTCCACATGCTTATACGTGGGCCATATCAAAAACACCTGATAGCGCGGGGGATTGTGGCGTGATGTTTCCAAAAGCCGCGCCCATTCGCTCAGAAGCCTACCGCCGCTTGGTTGCTGCACTGCCTTGCATTTTTTGCGGGATAAAGGGCCACAGCCAAGCAGCGCACCCACCGCCAACGGGCAAAGGCATCAAGGAAAGTGACCTCGATTGCTTCCCATTGTGCTGCGCTAGGCCGGGATTAATCGGGTGCCATGCCCAATTTGACCAGTACATGCTGTACAGCGGCGACGAAACGCGAACCATGGCGCAGCACTGGGCAGCGCAGACACGACAGACGATTACTAACAATGGCGATATGCCGAAGGGGTTGATATGCGGGTAGGTGCTCGAATTTTGGAAGTCTGCGAAATATTGGAGAAGTTAGGCCCAGTAGGTAGCGGCGACATTGGCAAACTTATGGCGTTGGCAAAGACCGGCGAAAAGCCTAACGCATACAGGTATTGCCAACGTGCTGTTGGTATGAGGCTGATAACTGTAATAAAGTCGCCCATAGGCAATAGCAGCCATTACAACGTCTACACGGTGCAACCAGACTGGAGAGAGCGCATCAAAGGCGGTAACCTTGTTGTAAAGCAAGAGAGGTCAAACCTAAGCCCGATAGCCAAGCGCGGCGTGTTTAGCTTTGCATCAAGCATATTTCAGGTGGGCGCATGACGCACCAGACCAGCTCAGACGGTGCAGCAGCGGTAGACCCGCACTACTACTGGCAACCCATAGCAACCTGCCCTAGAGGGGTAAAGGTACAGCTATTGGGTAAATCAGGCGTGGCCCTGTACAGCACTTACAACCCGACAGATTCGTTTTTCACCCATTGGGCACCACCGCCAAAAATTAAGAAGGACTGACAATGATGAATGATTCTGCTGAAATTCTAAACAGCCTGCTTTGCGACTGGTACCGCTGGGCCAAGGGCTACCAGCATGTGGGCGGGATAAACACCAGCCCAATGTTTAGGGAGGTTAAATCTGGCCGCCAATGGGATACGGTGGACGAAATTATCAGCAGCGACTTGGTGCACAGCCAAATGGAGGCGCTGGATAGCATCATCATGCAGCTACGGGATGTGTACCGGACAATCTTACAGCTACAAGCAAGAAACCTGCACACCGGCTATGCTGTGTGGACTAGCGCACGGCTACCGGCTGACCCACTAGAGCGGGCGGTGATATTGGGCGAGGCTAGGGCGGCTTTAACGGCTAAATTACAAAATGCGGGGGTTCTATGAGTTTTCCAAAATGCAAAAAAGTGTTGACAAGCCATAAAAACCTGTGGTATCGTGCTCACCAGTTGGACACCCGACTCTAAAAATAGCCTTTTTTTGCAAGATTAAGGGTTTTTTAATAAGTGGAATGTGTAGGCTGATACACAAAGCGTCAACCGCTTAAACGATGCCAGGACTCGTAAGAGTTGCGGAACTTGGTGGAGATCGTGGGTAAGTACATCATGCTAGAGATCAGCACTAGCCCACTTAATTTTTCAGCCTCCCGAAATTAGCACATCGCACACAGACACGTATCTAAGAGGTGCCGTTCTTCGTGGGGGCGAACTAATATGCCCGATGCCTCTGCACTATGTGTACGCACCGGCTTTTACCAAACCCTAGCCGCACGGTCGCAAGACAGCACACAGCCATTCCCCTAGGCTGATTGGGCAAGAGGCTAGGTGCTAGCTGCCAGGCTATTGGCAGATGACACCAGCACAAAACCCCGCTGTGGCCGCTAGACCATGCACCACGGCGGGGGCTGGTTAGCTTATGAGTAGAGATTTGACCGTATAGGACGGTAGCTGCGGCGAGAGGTGCAAATCCTAAGAGTCTCTACCCATAAGCTGGAATGCGCAGGCAGATGCGACGGGGGAATGTCCGGAACCACCGCTTTTAAGCACAATGGTTTATGCCAGAGATCAGCACTAGCCCAGCTTAACTAACTCTCCTTGATCGACGTAGTTGCCGATCTTTCGCCGCTCCGCAGTAATGCCGAGTGGCTTTTTTATTACAGGGCAAATAGCCCCAGAAATAGGCTATGGCAAACCCAAAGATTAAAGATGTTGGCAAGGAGACTCGGTTTAAGCCGGGTCAAGTAACAAACCCCGGTGGCAAGCCTGTTGGCGCACGTAACGCGCTACAGGGCGACTTTATGCGCGAGCTTGCCAAGGACTTTGCTGAGCACGGCGTTTCGGCGATTGTTGAGACACGAACAACACAGCCAGCCCAATACATGAAGATTATCGCCAGCCTGATGCCAAAAGAGCTGGAGATTAAGCGCCCACTTGAGGAAATGACAGATGACGACCTCATTGCTGGAGTTGCCGCCCTCCAAAGCTACCTTAATGCTGGTAGCACTTCAAAAGGAGTTGGAGACACGGCGAAGCCAGAACAAGCTAAGCGACTACCGAGCCTACATTAAACAGGACGAATTCCACGCTGCTGGGAAAACCAAGCGTGAGCGGTTGTTAATGGCAGGAAATCAGCTTGGGAAGACATGGAGCGCAGGTTTTGAATCCGCAATGCACCTTACAGGCCGATACCCAAGCGATTGGAATGGCCGGGTGTTTGATAAGCCTGTTGCGGGCTGGGCTGCTGGGGTTACATCCGAAGTGACCCGCGACTCTGTACAGCGCGTGTTATGTGGGCGGATCAATTCAATAGGGACTGGGGCGATACCCAAAGACTCCATCAAAGACAAATCTCTAAAGCGCGGCGTGGCTGATGCCATTGACACGATGGTGATTCGCTTTGGTGGTGGTGGCGATGTGCAAGCAGGTGAGAGCCTGCTAGGTTTTAAGAGCTACGACCAGGGGCGCGAGAAGTTCCAGGCTGAAACGCTGGACTTTGTATGGTTTGATGAAGAACCAGACGACGACATTTACATGGAAGGTTTGACTCGGACAAACGCCACAAATGGCATTGTCTACATGACGTTTACCCCATTAAAGGGCATGACGACAACGGTTAAGCGCTTCCTGATAGACAAGCCTGCTGGTACGCATGTCACCAGTATGACGATTGAAGATGCTGAGCACTACACGCCAGAGCAGCGGTCAGCAATCATTGCAAGCTACCCCGCGCATGAACGAGAAGCTCGAACAAAAGGCATCCCTTCGCTTGGTTCTGGTCGGATATTTGCCATTGATGAGGAATCGATAAAGGTTGCGGCCTTTCCAATTCCTGAGCATTGGGCGCAGCTTGGAGCACTGGACTTTGGATGGGATCACCCAAGCGCATCAGTTCGCATGGCATGGGACAAAGACAGCGACACGGTTTATGTGACTGATTGCCATAGGCAAAAAGAGCAGACACCGCAAATGTTCGCTTTGTCGCTTAAAGAGTGGCCGGATTGGTTGCCTTTTTCATGGCCGCATGACGGTTTGCAGCACGACAAAGGCTCAGGAGAACAGTTAGCCGCTTTGTACAAGAAAGCCGGGCTAAAAATGATGCCTGAGCGCGCTACGTTCCCTGATGGGACAAACGGCGTAGAGGCTGGTTTACAAGATATGTTGCAGCGAATGCAGTTAAAGAAATTCAAGGTATTCAGCCATTTAAGCGACTGGTTTGAAGAGTTCCGCATGTACCACCGGAAGGATGGAAAAGTGGTCAAAGAGTCGGACGACTTGATGGCCGCAACGCGTTACGCATGGATGATGCGCCGCTACGGACTGTCGAAAAAAGAGGCTGAGTACAGCCAACACGTTTATCAACCCCTTCCAGATCAGGACGGACTTTACTTCTAAAACATGACTGACACACTCCAGCAAACATCAGCGCTTGCGCAGCTTTTAGAAAAGCGTCTGGTGGAGTGGGAGAAGTCACGCCAGCCCCAAGAGCGTAAGATGCTTGAGTGCTATCAGGACGTGATGCGCATTCCCCGTGAAGACGACACACAAGGCACTGGTGCGGCACGCGCAAAAAAGACGCAGGGCATATTCATTGGGTCAAGCCGCAACAAAGTACGGGCGGCACGCGCAAAGATCAACGATGCGCTGTTTGGCAGTGGAAGGATGCCGTTTGACACCACACCAACAAACGAGCAACTAGCCCCATTTGCCGACGCTGTGGAAGTCATTGTGACCGAGCAGCTCGAGCGCATGAAGTTTAAGCCAATGATAAAAACTGGCGTAAATACGCTGGCAACCTACGGAACAGGCTTTATCTTTGGGCCATTTGTACGCAAAGAAAAGATCATGGAAACCCGCGTCGAGCAGGTTGGTGAAACAGGTCAGCTTGTCGAGACTGAATACGAGTTTGACTCCCCATACTTTGAGCTTGCCAACACTTTGGATGTTTATCCTGACTGCGAAGCGCGTGAAGTCGAAAAAGGTTTGGGTGTGTTTTGGGTGACGATGGAAAGCCCACACACGGTAGCGGCTTGGAAAAACGACCAAAGCTACAGCAACATTGATGCGGCCATGATGGGGCCGGGTGGCAACGGTAAAGAAACAGGCTCTGAGATCGCTACCCAATTGCGCGGAAACGTTGATTACTGGTTCAAAGATGACCGCATTAAGGTAGCTCGATTCTTTGGCCGCGTGCCCAAGTCGGTCATGTCGCAAAGTGATAAGGCGACATCAAGCGAATTTGAGCAGACAAAAGACGGTCAAATGGTTGACGTTGTGGCAATCATGGCGGGTGGCGTTGTGGTTAAGGCGACAGAAAGCCCCTACTCAGGCAAGACCCCGGCGCATCGTTGCGTATATGAGCAGGTGGAGCATGAAATGTGGGGCGTTGGTGTAGCTGAGAACAACTCACCACACCAGAAAGTAACGAACGCCGCCGTACGCCTATTCTTTGAAGGCAAGGGCATGGCGCTGCTGGGTACATCAAGTGTTGACCGTAGCAAGTTCATGCCCACCGAGGACTTCAAGAAAACACCTGGCAAGGTTTACCAAATGAAACCTGGCTTGTCGCCAGATGAGCGCAAAGAGGCGATTGTTCACCACATCGAGCCTGACATTACAGGCGGCTGGATGGATGTTATTCGCATGTCTGAGCAGTTCAGTGATGACGATACAGCCATCACAAAATACAGCCAAGGCGATGACAGCAGCAATCTAAACAAGACGGCCACAGGCATCAGCATGATCATGTCGGCATCGAGTTTGCCGATAAAAGAGGTCATTCAAAACATTGATGGCATGTGGCTGGAGCAGATTTTCGAGTGCATCATTGATTGGGATTTGAAGTATCTGGAAGTTGAAACCGTCAGGAAAATCCACGGTGAAGAATTAGCCGAAAAGTGGGCGCAAATCAGGCAGTTCGGTAAGTCCTCATTCATGAACTGGCAGGCCACCGGCACAAGCAGCTTTATGCAAAAGGAAGTGCTGACAAGCAAACTACGTGTATTCAGTGAGTTTGCGATGGGCAACCCAATCACAGCGCCTCTGGTTGATGCTAAAGAGCTATTGAGGCAGACATGGGATGTGATGGAGATTGGCCGCGAGTCTCCCATTCTCGAAGATCAAGACGGCGCAAGCATACCCCCACAAATCAAGCAGCAAATGCAGATGCATGAGCAGCAAATTAACGAGCTAAAACAAGGCTTGCAACAAGCCGCGCAAGAGCATAGCGAAATGTCCGCAAAACTGCAAAAGACAGAGCTTGAATTGCAGCGTGAACGCGCATTGTCAGACATCAAGGACGCCGAACATAAATTGCAGACCACTGCGCAAAGCATGGAGCCTGTCGAATCACGAGAGCCAGCAGAGCCACGCGAATCAGCGCCGCAAAGAATTGTGCTTAACACTGGCGATAACGAGGCCGCAAACGAGGCAATGCTAGTTGCTGTTTCAGGATTGATTCAAGAGCAGGCCACGCAAACGGCGGCGATTCTTGAGACTGTCAAGCAAACAGGAGAACAAAACTTAATGGCTGTGGCTGAAATGAGCCAAGCGATTACCGCAGCGATCACCGCACCTAAAACGGCAGTAATGAGCAACGGCAAGACCATCACTATGCGGACGGGCGAGTAATGGCAACCGGGCAGGGCACAGCAATCATAGATTTTGGCGCATTCCCCGGTAGCAATGAGGCATCTGTAGCGGTAACAGGCCAGGCAACTATCGGAGCAACTAGCAACGTAGAAGCGTATGTGATGGGTGATGACACCACCAGCGATCACACCGCATCAGATCACCGCTATTTTGTCACTTTTGTTGGATTGACTTGTGGCACACCAACAGTAGGCGACGGATTCACTATTTACGCACGCAGCACGGAAAAGCTACAAGGCACATTCAAGCTGCATTGGGTTTGGGCAGATCAAGGATAAAACATGGCATTAGATTCAAACATCGTAGGCGCACTATCAGGTACAGGTGCAGACGTAAACGCATCACGACAACTTAAAGTAGTCCCTGAAACCGACGCGACAGCAAACCCCGGCAATGTTGGGGCAGTCCGTCATTTTGGTGAAAACGATGGGGGCACACTGACTGGTGACATTTTGCTCCGTTCTCCAGAAGTTGACTTTGACTACCGCCAGCGCGTATCGCAAGACATTATTTTTGATGACCACGTATTTAATACGACTGCACAAGATACTGGTAAACACAGCTACGCCAATACCACGATGACGAATACGTGGACTGCTGGGCAGTTAACCACTAACAGCTCAAGCATCACCACGACCACCACCGGCACTGTATTTGCGACATACTCCCAATTTCCAATACAGGGAACAACGACAGTATCTGCCGATACAGAGATTGGTTTTTCAGCGCAACCTCAAACAAACACGTTCATTGAGTTTGGTATCGGCATCTCCGGCGCGCAGACTGTGGCACCTACCGATGGTGTGTTTTTCCGCTTGAATTCTGCCGGTTTGCAGGGTATTGCATCGTTTAACGGCGCAGAGGTCTCAACAGGCATTTTCCCATTGGCAAATGGAGCAGGCACATGGGTTTACCAAAATAGCAAGCGTTACCAATTCATTTGCTACGTAACGCCAATCGAAGCTCAGTTTTGGGTAAATGACGGCACTGGTGCCAACTGCTTGGGCACTATTTTCCTGCCAACCGCACAAAGTCGCATGTGCATGTCCTCTTATGGACAGTTCTTTCTAAAGCATCGTATTACTGGCGGTGCAGCAGGCGGTGTGATTCAAGCAACAATGGGTGCGTATAACGTGCGCGTAGGCGGCACCAACTTAATATCCACTGTTTCGACTGCTGGCAATCGCATCCAAGGCTCCTACCAAGGCGGCTCAGGCGGCACGATGGGTACGTTGGCTCGTGTTGGAACTATCACCACAGGTAACGAGGCGAACGTAACAGCGGCAGTACCGACCACCACAACGGCGGCAGTAGGCTCTGGTTTGGGCGGTACGTTTTGGGAAACTGTATCGCTTGCTGCGAACACTGACGGTATCATCATGTCGTACCAAGTGCCAGCGGGAACGGTGAACATTCCGGGCCGCAGGTTGTGCTTGCGGGGTATTTACCTAACTAGCTACGTGCAAACTGTCATTGTCGGTGGCCCGTACACAGCCGAGTGGTTTTTGGCTTTTGGTCATACCGCAGTATCGTTGGCAACAACCGAAACAGCTACGACCAAAGCCCCACGCCGCATTGCGTTGCCTTTTGTGCAGCAGGTGACCTTGGCACAAGCCGTGCAAACAACACTTGCGCAAAACATGACATTCTGCGACTTTGGCGATGCTCCTGTATACGTGAACCCCGGCGAGTTTGTCCAGCTTTGCACACGTCATATTGGTACAGCAGGCACTAGTGGAACAGTGGTTCACCGCGTAACACCCGTATTTGGCTGGGAGTGAGCTAAATGTCACTGCTGCTGGCGCTTACAGCGGTTGTCCCAGACCCGCCCGTAGTAGAAGCGCCACAAGAGGTCACATATTCAGCGGTAGAGACTGCAAAAAAGCAGCGGTTTGATAAGCAGACCGAGCGAATCAGGCGCAATAACAAAGAGCTGAGAAGCAAGCCAGCCGCGCCAGTTGAGATTGTTCAGATTGTTGCGAAGGCTGAAAACGCACAGCCAACGGCCCAGCCGTTTGCAGTCGGTGATTACCTTGAGTCGATCAAGCAGACATCTAAGACTATAGATAAGGCTGCTCAATTTGCAGCCCTAGAGCAATTGCGCGTGCAGTTGCTGGTTGACCAACTTGAGGCCGATCAAAGTGAATTTGATGACGAAGAAGCAGCAGCTTATTTGCTGATGATGGCATGACCGCAAAAGAACGCCTAGACACCATCAACGCCACATTACAAGCCATGCAATCGTTTTGGCCTGTCTTTGTGGACTCCATTGATGCACGCATTGCAGAGCTAACCCTACAGCTCATCAACAACGACAACGAACAAACCCGAGGGCGCATCAAGGCGCTTTTGGAAGTAAAGAATATGCCCGATGCGCTGCAATCCGAGCGTGAGGGCATCAGCGCTGCACTATCCGTACAGGACGCAGCAAGTTAAAGCAAATGGACTATCGGGCTAACCGACCCATGAAAAGGAAATGACATGCTAGATAAAGCGGAATACGACAAGCAATACAACGAAGCAGCGGCAGCGCTGGAAGCGGCGGCTAACCCCACTACCGCAACACCTGAGACAAAGCCCGAACCTGTAGCCGCTGAGGTGGTTGCTGACCCGGTAGTTGTCGAGGAGACAAAACCAGCAGAAACTGAGAAGGCTGAACCCAATCCATTGGATGAGGTGAAAGCCCAGCTTGAAAAAACTCAGAAGGCGCTAAAGGACACGCAGGCATGGGGCACTAAAAACGCCCAACGTCTAGCCGACCTTGAGCGCGAAGCCAACGAGCGCCAGCGACTAGCAGAGAGACCGGCCATTTTGGACGCAAATCCAGAACTGGAAGCCGCAATCAAGTATGTCGCGCCACCTGTCAAAGCTCCCGAGCCCAACCAGTGGGACATAAGAAACCAGATCATTAATGCTGCGCACCCCGGAATATTCAACGCAAGCGTTGACCCCGAGCTAGTCAATTCAATTGCCGCACGGTTTGAGGCGCTTGGCGATGATATCAACGACCCTATTGCATGTATCCGTGAAATCACAGCAGAAAAACTGGCCTACACCGAGCGACAAGTTGGCAAGAGATTTGCCGCTGAGTCTGCAAAGTTGGCCGCAAAGTCCGCGATGGGCGTACCGGGCGCGGGGGCTGGTTCAGGCGTGAAAAACGCTATTCCAGACTCCACGCAAGCGGAAGTCAATCGCATCCAAAACATGACCGACGCGGAATTTCAAAAAGAAGTACGCAAGGTTAAAGGTTATTAACCGATAGAAAGAAACTGAAAATGACTACTACTACCATCTCGCAAGTCGCCCCCGGCGTACAAGCGTTTTATGATCGCAATCTGCTGTCACGAGCACAGCCAAATGACGTTCATGGCCGCTTTGGTCAGAAGCGCCCTGTGTCTATGCGCAGCGGCAATCAGATCAAGTTCCGCCGCTACTCGCAACTCACTCCTGCGACAACCCCACTGGTCGAGGGCGTAACACCTTCTGGCTCTAGCTTGGCTGTAACTGACGTTACTAGCACGCTCCAGCAGTTTGGCGACTACATCACCTTGTCGGATATGGTTAGTATGACCAATCAAGACCCTGTAGTGACCGAAGCTACTGACGTGCTGGGCGACCAAGCAGGTACAACCATTGACCAGATTCGCCGTGACGTGCTGGTGGCTGGTACTAACGTGGCCTACGCTAACGGCGTTGCTTCGCGTTTGTTGACCATCACCAAAATTTCAGGCCCTGACTTGGATAAGGCCATTCGTTACCTAAAGGGCCAAAACGCCAAGTTCATGAAAGAAGGCATCCCACCTTCTGACGGCATTGGCACTGGCGCAATCCGTAAGGCGTTTGTCGGAATTGTTCACCCTGACGTGGAATACGATCTGGAGTCCATCACTGGCTTCCGTCCGGTTTCTGATTACCCGGCTCAGATGGGCGTGATGGAAGACGAGATTGGTTCTTACAAAAACATCCGTTTCGTAAGCTCTACCAACGCCAAGATATGGACAAACGCAACAACCGCTACCACTGCTGGCTTCAAAGCCACTGGTGCGGGCAGCAATGACGTTTACGCCACGCTGATCATCGGCGCTGAGGCTTATGGCGTGTCTCCACTGGCTGGCAAGGCTATGGAAACATACGTCAAAGCGTTGGGTTCTGCTGGTTCTGCTGACCCACTGGAGCAGCGCTCCACTGTTGGCTGGAAGGCCACCACGATCACGACCATCCTGAATCAAACATGGATGACCCGCATCGAAACATTGGCATCTGTCTAAACCCAAAGCGCCCACCTAATCCGTGGGCGCGCTTTATTGAAAGAACATCATGGCTATTACGACTAATACACAAAACAATTCGCACGGCGTTAGCAATTTTGCTACTGGCCGCATCGTATCGGATGGCGGCGCTGCTGCTGCCCTGACCATCACGCTCGGCTTTGCTCCGCGCAAGGTCAGGTTCATCAACCTGACCGACCGCATCACTGACGAATGGTATGAGGGCATGGCCTCTGCTTCGTCTTTGCACACTGTGGCGGCTGGCACGATGACGCTTGATTTGGTGAACGGCATCGCTGTTAGCGGTAATACATTCACCCTGACTGCTACCACGATGGTTGCGTCCAAGGTTTTTACGTGGGAAGCAATGGATTAATTTTCGTTTCCTGTCAACCCAAGCCCCGGCTAATCACCGGGGCTTTTTTTATTGGAGCAATAAATGAGTGAAGTTCTCGAAAAACCAGCCAAAGCCAAAGCGCCAGCTATGTACAAAATTACCTTTCATGGTGAGGGTGGTGACGTTGAAATCGTGCATAACTACAAGCTGAACGTCTACAAACGAAACGTCGAAACGACCATTGATGAAAACTACCTGAATGTTGTTAAGTCCGCAGTGATTGAAACGGTAGTGCAGGACGCAGAAGGCAACAAGAAGGCGGTCAAGATTCCAACCCTTCAGTACACAGTGGACGCGCTCTAATGTCTACAAGCTGGACGCTCACGGCTGGCGAGATTATTAAGGGTGCCCTTGAGACTTGCAACGCCATTGGCATAGGTGAGCCAATAGCGCCAGAGGATAGCGAAGTGTGCATGCGAGCCTTGAATGGACTCATTAAAGAGCTTCCAATTCATGGCATTGGCTGGTTCAAAGTGACCAGCACTGATGCATCAATCACATGGTCTATCGGAACGCCTAGCGTTGTGAGTGTTCCTGCTGATTTTTTTGGCGTACCCGTACTTAAGTTCACTGACGCTAACGGCGTATTAAAAGAACTTCGCCAAATTACAAAAGCTGAGTACGAGACAAGAGATCGAACCAAAGAGGCCCAATATCCTCAGGAGTTCTATCTAGCGCCTGATTCATCCATTTTCTTATTGCCTGTGCCAACACAAGACCCAGTCTTGAAGTTGTCGTATCAAGCCATTGCTGATGATGCCGCACTGACCGTAACGCCAGACATACAGCAAGCTTTTTTGAGTAGTTTTCAAGACTGGTTGGCTGAAAAAATCTCCTTGAAGTTTGCGCCAAGCGAATTGCGCCCTGAAATAACTCAGCGAGCAATGATGGCGCGTACTTTGATCATGCAGTGGTCTACAGAAACTGCGCCCATATCGTTTCAGGTTTTTGATTAATGAGCCTTAGCCCTGTCCCCCTGTTCGGCCTTGGCAATCAAGGCAAGTCTGCTAATGTAGATGCGCAAAGCCGGGTGAACCTGTATGTAGAAGTACAGAGCGACCCTGAAAAAAACATTCTCACGCTGTACCCAACGCCAGGACTATCTGTATTTGTCAATTTTGGCCTAAATCCTATTCGCGGTATCTATGAGCGCGGTGAGGTGCTTTATGCAGTGGTAGGGCTTACGCTGTATTCGATTAACAACGCAGGCACTACGACTGTGCTAGGTACGTTGTTAAACACATCTAGCGGACGTGTGTACTTTGCTGATAACGGTACGCAATTAATGCTGGTAGATGGCACGAGCGGGTATATCTATAACTTCAATACCCTAGTTTTTGCACAGATCACGGATGTGGATTTTCCCGGCGCTGTAACAGTCACATTCTTTAATGGCCGCTTCGTAGTTAACAAGCCCAATAGTGGCGAGTTCTATATTTCCGATCTGTATGACGGCTTGAGCTGGGATGCCCTGGACTACGCAACGGCTGAGAGCGACCCTGACAACTTAGTGCGCGTCATTGCAGATAGTGGCAGCTTGTGCCTGTTTGGTGATAAGACGATTGAATTTTGGGGTGATTCTGGCGCTGCTGACTTCCCTTATGCGCGGGTGGGTTCATTTGCCATTGAATGGGGTTTAGCTGCTAGAGCTTCACTATGTAAATACATGGATGCGCTCATTTTCCTGCGCAAAAACCGCCTAGGGCAAATACAGGTGTGCATTCAATCTGGCGCGTCTGCGCAGGCTGTTTCTACACCTGAGATAGATTACATATTTAGCCAGTATTCGGCTACCAGCGACGCTACAGCCTTTACATACATGCTCAGTGGGCATGCGATGTATCAAATCAATTTCCCCACGCCCAATGAATCATGGCTCTTTGACGGACAAAGCAAAAGCTGGTCAAAAGTTCAATATGGCACAAGCGGCAGACACAGGGCAGAGATGCAAGTGCAGCTACTGTCTAAAAACTATGTGACGGACTACGCAAACGGCAAGCTGTACCGCTTCCAAGAAGGCGTATACACAGACGATGGCGCAATGATTGTGCGTGAGTTTGTTGGGCGGCATGTATCGAATGGGAACTACACACATTTTTCCACCATGTGGCTGGACATGGAAGCCGGTGTGGGTCTAAACCTAGGCCAAGGCGTAGCCCCCCAATTGATGATGCAAATCAGCCGCGACGGTGGGCATGAGTGGGGCACAGAGATATGGCGCGACATTGGCGCTATGGGTAAATACAAGGCTCGTGCAGTGTTTAACCGTCTAGGCCGTGCCAGGGATTGGCTTATGCGCTTTAGGGTTACTGACCCCGTAAAAACCGTATTCGTTGCAGCTTGGGGGCGGCTTAAGTAATGGCTGGCTTTGACTACCCCGCAGGCACGGAGCTAGTAGGCGACGACAAGAAGCCTACTATGGGCTGGGAGGCTGTGTTCGGGCGCTGGCACTTGATTATTTTGACAGGCCAAGAATCAGGTACTACAGCCCAAAGGCCCACTTCACAGCTTTGGATTGGTCGCCAGTATTACGACACAACACTAAATAAGCCGGTCTATGTATCGGCTGTAAGACCAACAGTTTGGCGTGACGCAGCGGGAACAATTGTCTGATGCAAATAGTCCATACACTGGACGAAGCAGCGATTAAAGCAACGGTAACGCATCCCGCCATTTGGCCGCATGTTGCTGACGATTCATGCAATTTAGACACATACGCACCGCCAATAAAAGGAGTGCTGTGGTTAGAGGTTTTAGACGAACAAAGCCTAGGCATGTACTTAGTGCACCCGCATAACTACGTGACATACGAAATACACACATGCCTCCTACCCATTGCGTGGGGGGCTAAGGCAAAGCAAGCCGGGAAGCTAGTGCTTGAATGGATTTTTGCAAACACAAATTGCCAAAAAGTGGTTACGCAAGTGCCACAAACAAACGCGCTGGCCTTGAGATATGCCAAGCGCTGCGGAATGGTTGTCGAGGGCAACAACCGCCAAAGTTTTCTAAAAGACGGACAACTCCTAGATATGACACAGCTAGGTATCACAAAGAAGGAACACACATGCCAGCAGCAGCAATAGCAGGGCCAATAGTAGGCGGCTTAATAAGCTCTAGTGCATCACGATCTGCAGCTAGCGCATCGGCTGACGCAGCACAACGCGCAACCGAAGAAGCCGCTGTCGCCAGAGCAGAAGCACAAGCACGCCTTGAGCCTTGGAGAAAAACTGGCGAGCAAGCAAACAATAGACTTGTGCGAATGCTCGGCTTGGATGGACAGCCCGCGGCTAACTTTGCAAGTGACGACCCCGGCTATGCATTCCGCTTACAAGAAGGCCAGCGCCAAGTGGACAACAGCGCAGCCGCTAGAGGCTCTACCTTGTCAGGCGCAGCATTGAAAGCATTGCAACGCTACGGACAAGGCATGGCCTCGCAAGAGTTCCAGAACAGCTTTAACCGCCTTTCTAACGTGTCTACGCAGGGCCAAAACTCAGCCGCTGGGCAGGCATCAAACGATATGGCTTTTGGACAGAGGCAAGGCGCAAACACACGCGCAGCCGGTGACGCTTACGGCGCTGGACAAATTGGGCAGGCTAATGCTTGGAGCGGTGCTATTCAAGGTGGTGTAAATGCCTACCAAGATAACCAGCTAATGAAGTTGCTGCAACAACAAAAGCCGCGTGGGTTTCAACAATCCCCACTTACTCCATACGGAGCGCCACAATTCAACATTGATGACTTTGACAGGTAAGGATAAACAATGGCAATCAATGAACTAATCGCACGCGGTGCTAACCCGATTGAGATTGAATCGCCTGTAAACCGCTTGGCTAAAATGTTGCAAATTCAAGGTGCGCAACAAAACATTGCACGCGGTGAGATGGAGCAAGACAAGTACCGCCAAGGCGTAGAGCAAAGCAACAGGCTTCTTGAAATGTATAGAGGCCGTGCGCAAGACGAAACCGACGACGCATTTAATGCACGGCTGCGCGCTGGTGGTTTTGCTAAGAACGCAATAGACAATGAAGAGTTTGCAGACAAGCGACGAAAAGCAAGCGTAGAAGCAAGCGCCAAAGAAATAGAGACTGCTATGAAAAAACTAGACATAGCAGGAAGCGCATTCAACCAAGTGCGCCAAAGTCCTACATTGGAAAACGCCAATGCTGTGCTTGACTACCTTGGCTCAAATCGTGTCTACACGCGAGAGCAAGTCGCTGAATACAAAGCACAAGTTGCAGCGAACCCGGCAGACATTGGCAGATTGGCTGATATTGCCTTTAGATCAGCAATTGATGCTAAAGACCAATTAGCTAAAAACACCAGCGAAAACCTCGGCGGCAATATGGCGTACAACTCCACCGACCCGCTTACTGGCAAGGTTACGCAGACTGGACTTGTGCCTATTACACAAAGCGCAGACAACGCAGCCACTGCAAAAGCGGCGGCTGATAGATTGCAAGCTGAAATTGCGGCTAGAGCTAGAGAGGCTGCGCTTGGTCGTAGCAACACAATGGAAATTGCAAAAATGGCTGATACGCGACAACGTGAAGCCAACAGCATTGCAAAAACCAATAAGCCACTAACTGAAGGTCAATCTAAATCGGCCTTGTTTGGTGCCCGCATGTTAGATGCAAACGACATATTGGAGTCATTGTCTCAGTCTGGCACAAATGTTTCGACACCCGGCATGAACTCTGGCTATGGTGTTGGTTCTGTAATGAGTGCCTTATCCTCAAAAGACCAACAGCAATTAATGCAAGCAAAGCGCAATTTTGTAAATGCTGTGCTGCGCCGTGAATCAGGCGCGGTGATTGCAGACTCTGAATTTGCCAATGCTGAAAAACAGTACTTCCCACAAATCAATGAAGGGCCAGAAGTACGGGCGCAAAAGAAAGCAAACCGCGAAGCCGCTACCCGTGGCATATTGGTGGACGTTCCAGAAGATAGGCGCGATAGCATCATTGCCGAGATACGCGGGCCAAAGGCTGCACCGGCTGCAAACCCGCAAGACGCGCAAGCATTGGCATGGGCAAACGCAAACCCCAATGACCCACGCGCTGCCAAAATCAAACAACGCCTAGGACAATAAGCATGGCCGCATTTGACCCTGACGCCTATTTAGCCACACCAGCGCCCAAGGCTGCGGCGTTTGACCCTGACGCATATTTGGCGGCTGCGCCTGCTGCCCAAGCCAAACCCAAAACCGTAGGCGGCTTAGTTCCTGGAACTGGTGTAAAAGCTGACGCAGGCGGGCGCGGTACGTTGCCACCTGTAAACGCGCAGGGTTTGCCTAACTACACTCCAGAAGAGCAGGCGGAGGTAAACCGCATTGCAGATCAGCAATTACGCAACATTGCTGGTGGCGGCATTCGTGGCGCTGGTTCTATTGGCTCCACAATTATGCGTGTATTGCCTAACTTTTTGGGTGGCGATACAGCGCAAGAAAATGCAGACCGCCGCACCCGCATTGATGAAAACATGCGCAACTTATTGGGCGCTGATACTGAATCAGGCGCATATCAAGGCACAAAGCTAGGCACTGAAGTATTGGGCACGATGGGAGCGGGTGGGGCTGTAGCTAACACATTAGGCCGTGTGCCGGTGATTGCACAAAATGCAGCGCCAGTGTTAAACGCCATTAGTAGCTCTGGCGCAACGGCTACAGGCGCAAAAGGTATACCCGCGTTAGCTGCGCGAGCAACAGGCGGGGCAATTGCAGGAGGCGCTCAAGCTGGCATGGTAGACCCAAACAATACAGGCACAGGCGCACTCATTGTCGGCGGTTTGCCTCTTGTCACAACGGTTGTAGGCAAAGGCGCGAATACTTTAGGCGCTCTTTTGCGCCCGTTTTCGTCCAGTGGGCAAGACAAGGTGGCTGGCGCAACGCTGCGCGAGTTTGCAGCAAACCCACAAAATGCACTTGCACAACTATTGCAAGCTAAAGAGGTGGTTAAAGGTTCTGCGCCTACTACAGCAATGGCCGCTGGTGATGAAGGAATAGCAGCCCTTAGCCGTGCAATGCAAAATGCAGACCCACGTTTTGCAAGTGAATTGGCCGCACGTCAAACCGCACAAAATCAGGCGCGCACTGTAGCGCTTGAGTCTGTGGCCGGTAACGAGACAAAGATTGGTCTTGCCAAAGAAGCACGCAACGCACTGACAGGGCCAATGCGTGAATCGGTGCTAGACGCGGCTAAGGGTGTTAAAGCAGATCCATTGCTGTCTTCGATTGATGATCTATTGGCAAATCCTGACAACGCTGGAAAACTATCACAGCAAGCGTTGCAAGAGTTCCGTGGGCGCATTTTGCAATTTACCAAGGATGGTGCCATTGATGCACGCGCCTTATATGCAATCCGCAAAGACATAAACGATGTGCTTGGCGGTAAGTTGCAGGGTGAAGCTGGCAACTTAAAACAAGCATCATCACAACTAATTGCGGTTAAAGGCTTGGTCGACGATGCGATTGATAAGGCAAGCAAAGCAATACCAAGCGGCCAAAAATTGCTTGCAAGTGGTATGCCTAAAACATCATGGTCTGACTACTTACAAACTTATTCAAAAGAGTCTATTCCTATTGGGCAAATGGAAAAGCTAGATAAGGTAATGAAGGCTATCCAGACCGGCTCTGTAGATTCACAAGGCGGCTTGATTCTCTCGGGTGCAAAGCTAAACAACATTCTGAAAAACGAGGGCGGCGATCTTGTTAAATCGCTATCACCTGAGCAGATGGATATTTTGCGCCGGGTGTCTGCTGACTTGAACGCAGGCCAGATTGCAGCTACTACCGGGCGGGCCGTAGGTTCTAACACCCTGCAAAACATGGCGCAGAACAATATTCTTGCAAGTGCATTGGGCAAAGACTTGGGCGGCTCTACCGCTGCGACTTCTACGATGGGGCGCTTGCTAAACCTGCCATACGGCACAGCAAACAAGCAAATTCAGGAAAAGCTGGGCAATGCTTTGTTAGACCCAAAAGAGGCAGCGCGAATTTTGCAGACGCCAGAGGGTAACAAGCTGCTTCAGTATCTGACGCAAACACAAATACCTTACAAGTTGGCTCCAGCTATTGCCCAGTAAAGCCCTTGTAAAACTCAACGATAGCAACGACCACAACAACGGCTACAGCTTTCCAGAAAAGATAGTCCGTGAACTCCATGTAACACCTCTCTAAGTTTTAACCGCAAATTATAGCCCCCTTGGGGGCTTTTTCTTTTGGAGAATTATGCCTTCTTACTACCTCAGCCCCATTGGGAACGATCAGCAGGTTAGCTCTGCTGGTGCCCCGCTATCCGGTGGAAAAATCTTCACCTACCTAGCAGGCACTAGCACAGCCTCAGCCACGTACACCGACAACACCGGCGCTACGCCGCAGGCTAACCCGATCATCTTAAACAGCCTGGGCCTGCCCACATCGCCTATTTGGTTGCTTGGCGGCTTTCCGCTTAAGTTCATCATCAAAGATTCAGCCGATGTAACCATACGCACGGTGGACAACATCAGCGGGATAAACGACACATCCAGCACGGCCAGCGAGTGGACAAGCGCAGGGATTACACCGACCTACATTAGCGCCACGCAATTTAGCGTTGTTGGCGATCAAACGTCAATCTTCCAAGTAAACCGCAGGGTTAGAACAACTAATACAGGCGGCTTGATTTACGGGCGAATTACTGTAACGTCATTTGGTGCAGGTATCACCACAGTTACAGTAGTAAACGATACAGGGTCTATGGATGCTGGATTGTCTGCTGTGGCGTATGGCTTTTTAAGTTTTTCGCCTACATCTATTCCCTTTGCTCTTTACGCTGGTTTTGGGACAAACCAGATTCAGCCAATAAGTGCGGTAGCAAATACTCCAGCCAACAGCCTAACCATATCCGCATCATTGCTGGGGCTTGAGTTTCGATCAGCAACACTAACCAGCGGCAATGTTACATCGGTAAGCGGTACTCCATCTAATCTAGTAGTCCCAAGCACCGCAACCCTAGGCACTACCAATGCCGTGCAATCGCGTTTGCTTGTACTTGCACTAAACAACGCAGGAATAATAGAGCTTGCGGTTGTAAATAGTTCAGGTGTTAACAATCTTTCGGAAACTGGCGTAATTAGCACCACTGCTATTAGTGCTGGTGCAACATCGGCTAGCGTTGTTTACTCTACTACTGCCAGATCAAACCTAGCGTACCGTGTGCTTGGCTACATCGAAAGCACCCAAGCAACAGCGGGTACATGGGTTACTGCCCCATCCGTTATTCAAGGCAATGGCGGTCAACCTAAAACAAAAAATGTAATAGCCCAAATACAAACCACAGTTACAGGTGCTGTAGCTACTGGAACAACGGTACTCCCATTTGACGACACTATCCCTCAAATAACTGAGGGTGACCAGTTCATGAGTTTGGCAATTACGCCAACAAATGCCTCCAGTCTGTTAGAGATTGATGTAACGGTGTGGCTCTTAAACAGCGTCTCAAATCACGTAACTGCTGCGCTATTTCAAGACTCTACGGCAAACGCAATAGCCGTACAAGACGTTACACAAAATGCTAACTGGGCTTCTTGCATAACCTTTAAGCACATCATGACCGCTGGCACAACGTCAGCTACAACATTCAGGCTGCGCGGTGGGGCGATTAGCGGAACTACTACCTTTAACGGCACTGACGGCGGAGTGCGCAAGTTTGGCGGCTTAATTTCGTCCCGCATGACTATCAAGGAGTACCTGCCATGAGTTTCAAAGTAGTTAGATTAAACGGTGTTGTGGTGGCCTTTGGCCCAAATGAAGATAACTACGAGCCAAGCCAAAGCTATGTCATAGAAGAAGAACAGCCAGTTATTGTACCAACACCCGCCGAGCAGATAATTGCCATCGAAACTGAAAACCCAATTACGCACCGTAACTTGCGAGACTTGGGTATGACAGTCGGACAGATTGCTGGCGCGGTGACTGGCACTGACCCACTGCTAAATCCCGCAGTGCAGGTAATTGTTGCGATTGAGGGGCAAATCGCGCCACTGCGAGCGCAAATAGAATGATTACGCTTTTTCTCTTTTTGCTTCGTCCAGCGCTTATGTGCGTTGACGCTGGCTCACGCAAGCCACACCACGTAGCTGCTGCGCTGATTGCTTGGGCGCTTGACCTGCTGATCGTGCGCTCCTATGCATGGCGCTGGTTTGCTGGTGAGCGCAAAAAAGGCGAGAAAACAATCAGCGACATGCTAGAGCGTCTGTGTGTTGACATTCATAACCCAGATTGGGCGCTGTACTACGCACTAGCCCGCAAGATTAACCGCATATCTCCAGCCGGAGATCACATCAAGGCAGCCAAATGACTACGCCACCTTTCAAAGAAAAACGGCTTACTATTAATTACGAAGTCCCTCTTTCCTACTTGATAGCGTGCGCAGTTTCAGTCAGCGGTGCCCTGATATATGCAGGGTGGAGTGCGCAATCCATGTTCAAAAAACTAGATGACGCTGTGGAAGTAGGTAGGGTGTTGGTTAAAAAGCATGAAGAGGTTAATTTGAGGGTACTTGACCTGACCATCAAAGACAGGCTCAACGACGCGCGATTTTTTCAGGTTGAAAACAGAATTGATAGATTGGAGAAAAAATGACATATTTGGTAGCGTTCATCATTTTTGTCAATGGGTCACAAATCACGTTACCTATCGTAGTGCATGCATCCATGCAAACATGCGAGACAGCACGGGCAAAAATTGTCAAAGAGTTTCAGCGTGATTACAAGGACGCACGGATAAGCTCTGTGTGCTTAGACCGATGAAATACTTGCTTATTCTGGTATTGCTGTTTCCTTTGGTGGCTGAGGCCAAAATTAAGCGCAGTTACAAAGCAAAGTCTGATTTTGCAAAAATGTATAGCTGCCCATCTACAGGGTTAAATAAACCATCTTGCCCCGGCTATGCAATTGACCACATAAACCCATTGGCTTGCGGTGGCCCTGATACCCCAAATAATATGCAATGGCTCACCATTTACGACTGGAAAGACAAATCAAAATGGGAGCGGAAAGGCTGCTAAATGAAGCTCACACTACAACGCCGCCCCTCAATAGGCGGGGCCACCATCGGAAAGCTGTACATAGACGGGGTGTACGCCTGCGCCACCCTGGAAGACGAAGTGCGCGAGATTGAAGGCGTGCCGGTGTCCGCTTGGAAGATCAAGGGTGCGACTGCTATTCCCTCGGGCGAGTACCGCGTAACGCTGGAAGACTCTGGCCGCTTTGGCCCTGACACCCTGACGATCCACGATGTGCCGGGTTTCCAGTACATCCGCATGCACGCAGGCAACACCAGCGCAGACACAGAAGGTTGCCCGCTATTGGGCATGCAGTCCACAGAAACCACGCTTATCGGTGGCACTAGCCGCCCAGCCGTGGCATTGGTCAAGAGCGAAGTGCAGCAAGCCATTCGCGCTGGCGAAACGGTGACTATTGACATTAACAACGCAGCAGCGCTTGCGTGAAATTTAGGAGACTGACATGGAATGGCTTAAAACACTCGCACCCCTGCTGGGCACAGCCCTAGGCGGGCCTTTGGGCGGCGCTGCCGCATCGTTCATTGCTGACAAGCTGGGCATTGAGTCAAAAACCATCGAGGCCGTGACGGACGTTCTCAACAGCGGAAAAATGACCCCTGAGCAGTTGGCCAGCATCAAACTTGCGGAGATCGACTTCCAAAAGTTTCTCAGGGAAAACGACATAAAGCTGGAAGAGATTGCAGCGGGTGACCGCAACAGCGCCCGCGATATGAACAAGATGACGCGCTCAAATGTGCCCGCAGTGCTCACGATGCTGATTACAGCCGGGTTCTTTGGTGTGCTGGGCTGGATGCTCTACAACCCGATTGCAGCCGATAGCCCGCCATTGCTGATAATGCTGGGGCAGCTAGGTACAGCTTGGGGCGTGGCCTGCGCTTTCTGGTTTGGCACTACATCGGGCAGCGCTCAAAAAAATCAGCTACTTGCGCAGGCGCAGCCAAAGTAAACCATGCGCTGGCCACTAAAAATCTGCATGTTCTTTGTGTGGCAGCTTTGCAAAGTTGTTCTTGCCGCCGTGTTTGCTGTGGCCTGTATTGGTGCGGCGCTCCAGTTTTTAAGGGCGCTTGCTATTCCAACACCTCCGCACTAAGCACTTCCACAACCTTGTCCAAATCCTCAAGCAAGTAATCTGGCAATCGGTGTTTTTCTGCAAAGCTCCACGCCTCTAGTGCGCTGAGTAGCTTGATCGTGTCTAGTATTTGCTTTTTGGTCATGCCACTTTTTTCACCCATTGGTGCGCTAATGATTTGTAAGCCTTGACCCGCAATGTTTTGCTGTGCGGCTATACGCGCCCGACCTTCCGCACTTAAAGAATAATATTCGTGTTGGTTCATAGCGCCTCCTTTGGGTCTGGTGCGGCTGCGAGCGCTGCACGGTACATAGTCATCCAAACCCGCGCAGCAGTGAGCCATCCGATTGTTCCCGGTTCTGCATCAACGCCAGTCATGTCAATTTTTACACTAGCGCCTGCGATCTGCATTTGTGGCGTGGCATGCTCCGGTAGCTGCGGCACTTGCTTCGCCTTGGCTATGGCTTGGCGTACTTGGTCGGATGTGTGCACAGCATCTACAGTTACAGCATTAGCCCCAAACTGCTCAATCAGCTTATATGCACGCTCGTCAGCCACATCCTGCCTGACAACAAAGGTATTCACGCTGCCGTGCACTTTTATGCGATAACCAACAGGCTCAGGCAACGTGTATTTCGTATCTACTAGCATTTGTGTGCGGAGTTTTTTGCATTCTTCTTGCATGTGCCCCCAATTCTCAAGTGCCGCGGTTAGCTCTGAATTGAGATTGCTATTCTCAGCCAGCGCCTGTGCTAAGGCTTCGGCTTGTTGGGTGATTGCTTGGGATAGCTCCAAGCGGTATTCGTCAACATCAACATTTTGCATGTCTCGTGCATGGCTGTACCTATCAGCCAACTCCATAATCTCTTCAACGCTTGCAGGCTTAGGCTGCGAGTCTTTGTAGTGCTGGATTGCGGCGTTGCATGTTGCGTGCGCTTGCTCAGGGGTCAGGTACAGCAGTCCTAATTTTGGTGGGCAAGTTAACCAATTTTCAATAAGCGCGCCTGCTTCTTTCGCAAGTGCTACGGCCTGCTCTTGTGTAATGTATGTGGTCATGGCGTAGCCTTTCCGATTTCAGCGGCTGCTCTTTGATTACGCCTTTGCTCTGATGCTGTTGCCCTGGAGGCCGCAGCCCTTACGATTGCGCGGCGTGTTGCGGTGTATTGGTCACTTCCTACTGGCTCACTTACTTGCTCACATTCGTTGTCGTTTGGCGTGCATCCAACAGCTATAGCATCATCAAACAAGTCCATGCTCAGTTGCAACTTCACAGCCAGCCTTAGCGCATCGCCATCGTCTTTTAGTGGGTTCCAGACCGGGCTGTGCAAGCGGCCAGCAAAGATGTTTCCATGTCCAATCCATATACCACTACAACCCTTACTTCCGTGGTGCGTGATCCCAGCAGCTTTAGCCGCAAGCTCTAGTAGTTCTTTGTCGGTCATTCTGGTATCTCCTTAATCATGGCGCGGATTTCTGGCGCAGTAATCATCCCCATTTGGTCTGCATAGGTGGCAGCCTGCTCTAGTACATCGCGCAGTGCGGCTTGCATGTCCGGTATTGTGTAAACACCAGAATCTGGCTCGTGGCTAATCATCCTAAAACTTGGCTCTGGCATCTTGAAAGTAGTCATTGTTGGCCTTCCTTAACTTGCCTTGTGTAATATTCATCGTGGTTGAGATTTATGTTTAGACCATCTTCTACTCTGTCAGCACGGCTATCCTCTACTGGGCCAATTACTTTTACGACTTGACCTGTTTCGTAGCTCAAAACTTCTATGCGGGTCATTGTTGGCCTTTCGTTATTTCAGCTTCGATTGCACTAAAGTCCGGCAAAGACTTTTCTTTCGTTATTTCAGCTTCCTGAAAATTGCTTGTCCCGTTCGGGCATTCAATGTCAGTGTGCTCCCACCAAGCAGTGCCGCAGTTACGACACATGCGGCTCATCCTTTTCACAAACTGCTCATCACTAAGCGGCTCACGTTTAGCGGGCTGTGCTTGTGCAATGGCTGCTCTGGCTTTATCAAGCCAAATCTTTTGCGTCGAGTCTTTCGCCAGATGGCCGAATAAAGCCTCTACCGCGATTAACGCATCCAGCATCACCTTATTTACTGGCTCTGCGGGTTTGGATTGCAGGAGAGCGGCGCTCCAACACCGCTTTGCAATTTCACGAATGCTGATTGGTCTATTGCAAACGGTGTCATAAAACGCATTGAAATCCAATTGCTCCCCTTGCGCTGGCTCAATCAACTTATCCGGGTGCGTTGCTTTCCAAAGCAAGTTAAGCCCTTGCGCTGGCTGCTCTGTCTGTGCAAGTGCTGCGCGCACCCTATTAATCAAAGGCCACTCGTCTGCGTTTGTTCCGCACCTACTAGCTAATTCGTCAGTAAGCTGCTCCACTACAGCCCGGTCAATTAATAGTTTGGTCATTGAATCAGCCCCATGATTCCTAAGATCGGGAAACAAAACATAAAAGTTGTGCCGACCCATAGGGCAACCCATGGGTTCCTTTCGTCAAAGTTGTATCCACTGCACCACGCAATGAATGCGGACATTGCAAACGTAATGAGTATTACTACTGCGGCAAAAATTCTGTGTTTGCTCATACGGTTCCTTTACGGGCTAAATCAATAGCAGCGTCAATTTCATGTTTAGAAAAAGTTGGCGCACAATCAGTACATTCAGTTATTTTTTCCCATGCGTTATCAATTAAAGTTCTTTGTTTTTCGCTGTCTACAACATCAGAGATAGATGCACTTCCAACAATCCACAAGTACCGCTCAGCATCAGCTTGCAGCGCCTCTATCTTTGTTGTTAACGTGTTTACCAAACCATCAGGCAATCCAGAGAAGTCAGCTGTGCCGTGCACGAGATAAGTAATACACGCATTTAGTGTCTCTTGACATGGTGTAGGTCGCCATTCTGATTCCAGCGCCTCTATCTGCTTGGCTTGCTCAGCTAATTGAATGCGTTTTTTGTTGTGAGCCTCGTACCACTCGTTACCTGCTTTTTCCAGCTCGGCTATCTGCTTGGCTTGGGCTTCTAATGCCTCCCTTGCTTCTACAAGAACCTCACGACAATAAACATTGTCATAATCTATGCTCGCCTGCTGCAAGCGCTCTATCAGGTTAGTGGTTGTAGTCATTTCATTCCTTCAATAGCTGATTGCATGATGGGAAGAACGTAAGCAGCCAAATTTAGAGGCTTTGTGTTGGGCGGATATGCTGGGTCAAATTCTGCATATAGCTCCAAAACCTCCAACACCTTCACAATGTCCTCTTTGCTTATGGGTGCTGGGTGGGTGTATAGGGCTTCCTGCGTCTCTCCAATGCTTGATTGTTCAAAATGCAGCTCTTCATCACCTGACTCAAATGTCACAAGCCACGCCTTTGGTTCTTGCGAGTTTGGTTTGAGCGATGTAGCAAGTGCATAAACCTCGCTTATGTTTCTTGTTTTGTGTAGCAATTCGTACTGCGATTGCGTCAGTGTGTAAGTAGTCATTTAGTATCCTCAATAGCTGATTGCATGATGGTGATGGCTTCGCGCTTACGCTCTTTCCAAGTCTTTATTTGTTTGCTCATACGGTTCCTTTACGGGCTAAATCAATAGCAGCGTCAATTTCATGAGTAAATCTGACATTAGGTCGCTTGCCCAAAGCCATAAAACTTGCATCACCTACATCACGCAACCACCGATACCTCTTAGCATCAGCTTGCAGCGCCTCTATCTTCTTGTGCAGGTCATCGTTTGCAGCAAGTGTTCCCTCAAGTGTTGTAACCAATGCGTACAACTGTTCCCAGGGTTCGGCCTTTTCAATGCCGGGATAATCAGGTGCAAATCTCACAGCGTATTGTTTTGTTTTCTCTATCTGCTTGGCTTGCTCTTTGAGCTTCTCTAGCATTTGTTCGCCTGCAAACATTGCGCTTTCTCGTGCTGTTTTCCAGTGCTCTATTTGCTTGCCTTGGGCTTCTAATGCTCTAGCTGCTTCATTAGTCAGTTCATTGGCAGCATCGGATGCCCAAAGCCGCTCTATCAGGTTAGTGGTTGTAGTCATTTCATTCCTTCAATAGCTGATTGCATGATGGTGATGGCTTGCCCTTGGAATTTGTGTCCGTCAGGCATTAAGTATTCGGATGCCGTAAACAACAACTCCAACACCTTTACCATGTCTTCTTTGCTTATGGGTGCTGGGTTTGGTTTAAGTTCGGTTAGTAGCCCGATTGTTTCGTTGTCAAAAGGGTCTGCTAATTTGTAAAGGCGCTCGATCTGTGCCTGCGTCAGTGTGTAAGTAGTCATTTCCTAATCCTTTTTTCTATCTGCTCTAGTGCCCTGCTTAACTCATCAGGTGTCACCGCTTGCACTGCTGCCGCCATAAGTCTTTGGTAATCTCTAATTGTGTTTTCTAATAGACGGATTGCTCTATCTTCTATAGATGCTGTTTCAAACGATTGCAACTCAGCTTTTGTGAATGCGTAGTCACCGTGTTCAATTTTCATGGTCGTCTCCTAGTTGAATACCGCGCCATTGTGTTAGTCCTTGAGCCATAGCTTCTTGCTCAAATGCAGCCCATAGCACAGCAAGTTTAGAGGCTTGCACATCTTGTTTATTAAAGCCGTAGTTTGCATATATCTGGGCACTGCTGCGCAAAATCATTGCATAACGTGTTTCTTTTTGCTCGATTGTGTTCATGCTTTTATTTTCGCAAAATATTTGGCTATTGCTATAGGTGTTTACCCTAGTTTTGATATTTCAGCAGTTAGATTCTGAATAGACTCTACTAACTCAACAACACCCGACACATCCCATGCACGATCCGCATGCTCGATTGAATTGAGCATTGGTATTAGCTTGTCACGCAGTTGCTTTGCAGCGTCATTTCTCGCTCTACGTAGTACCGTTAAACGACCGATTGCAGCCATCTTTACGGTGTCGGATGTGTCGGGTAGGTTCATGGTGTGCTTACCAAGGAATATCTGAGTCCATATCGTCGAATCCACCCGCAGCCTTTGGCAATTGCCGTGCCTTGGCTGCATCGTGGCTAGGTGCTTTGCGTGGGGCTTCCTGCTCTGCATCTTTGCGACCACCCTGCAAAACAATGTCATTTACCCGAACATCCATGCTGGTGCGCTTGTTGCCATCTTTGTCGGTGTAATCCCGCTGGCTAACAGTCCCGCTAACGGTTACGGCTTGGCCCTTGGTCAAATACTGCGCGAGTGATTCGGCGCGTTTGCCAAAAATGGAGCAGTTCCACCAAATAGTTGGCTTGTCACGGCCTTGGCTGTCTGCCACTGAAAACGATGCAACTGCGTCACCGTTTGGTAAATAACGCTGCTCTGCGTCACGGCCTAATTGCCCTGCGATAGTGATGTTATTCATTGATATTTACTTTCGTCTGCTACTCGTTGAAGGTCTACATCAGTTGCTCGTGTCAATTGTTCTGTCCGGTAGTCGTAGGCGTGTTTCAAACTGCCCCGGTCTGCCTCGTCTGCCATTTTCCAAGCGGCTGCAAAGTGGCTCTTG